TTGTCTGGCTGAGTAAAACTATCTGCCATTCTGTACGATGAAGTACTTTGGATTGCGATAGTCTGACTAGCCGGGAAGTCAGGAGGACTACTTGGAACTAATTTACCTAAGATATTGTTTAACTGAGCAATTGAGTTGGAGACCGATGATGCTGTTGTTAAAGTCAATGCGTTAGATGTTAAAGATCCTTGAGTCGGAGTTCCTAATGCTATGTCGATAGCACCAGATGTACTAGGTGATGTAATAACACCTACTACGTTTAATGTACCTGCAACATTAACTCCTGTTGAAGTAATGTTTGCTTCTAAGCCGCCATCAACATTTAATTCAATGTTGCCATCTGCGGCTGGTATACGAACATTAGATGTTCCATTTTGAATACCTGTTGCGTCAATACCTGTTAACTGACTACCGTCACCGTAATACTTACCTGTTGTTAAGTTAAGATTTCCGTCAACGTTTAAGTTGCTTACTGCGGTATCAAATACTAATTTAGATGATGCTCCAAAATCTGAGTCATTATTAAACTGTATTTGAGTGTTTGCTCCGGCTGGTTCTTGTAAGTCCCAGCGTACGCCGTTTGCGTAGTATAAATTGTCGGTAAGAACACCTAATGCCGCAATGTTTGCTGTAAACGTTGCTCCATTCGTAGTGATCATTCCGTTCGATAAAATTATGTTGGCCGGTGTTTCTCCTACTGAGAATCCCGCTACCGAGTTAAATGCTTTGATTGCCATGGTTTGGTCTCCGTAAACTATAATAAGTATTTAGTATTTTGTTTCAATAAAGAGTGCTAATATACCCTTTTTTGCCCTTTTATTTGTTAAGAAGAATATTCTTCTAATAGAATTTTGTAAGTTGTGCTGTTAGTAGTTGCCGGAGTAGCATATAATACTACCTGAGCATTTCTAAAAGCATCTCCCGGAACATAAGTTACTGCAAAATCAGCAAGTAAACTTCCTACAGAAATAGTTGCGTATTCTGAATAGTTAACTGTTGTTCCGTATACTGCTGATGTAATCTTAACTGTTTGCCTAGATGAGTTAGCCGCATCAGTAGCAACGATTGTGTAATCGACTGCTGACACAGTAGATGCTTCTGTTGCACAGATTTCTACTGCTGATGTAGTTGTTGATACACCTGTTGCAACTTTAGTTGTTCTAAATGAGTATGCACCTGATCCAACTGTCATGTTGTTGGCAACAAGAGTGCCTGCCATTGTCATTGTGTTAGTTGACTTGTTGTAAACTACGTTGGCATCTCCACCAAATAGTCCACCGTCATTAAACTGCATCTGTGTGTTAGCACCGCCGGGTGATCCACCGCCACCGCCACCTGAATTAAGAGTCCAACTTAATCCACCTGCTCCGTCAGTTGCTAATACATATCCGTTGAGTCCGCCGTCAATGTGTAAGTTTGCTACTGGAAGTTCTATGTTAGGTGAAGTCTGTAAGTTTGCATTACCTTGTACTGTAAGATTACCAAGTGAGTCAATGACTACTGGACCTGTAAATGTAGCAGTGTCTGTGATTGCAATATTGGCTCCACCGATGTTACCTACTACAGATAATCCCCCTCCGACTTGAAGCCCTGTTAACGTACCTACAGATGTAATGTTTGGTTGACTAGCAACTGTAAGATTACCCGCAAAGTTTGCAAAGTTTGCACTTGCTCCTGCTGAGATATCTGCAAACACACCGTTAGCATATAAAACAGTATTATCTGCTCCAGTAAGATTGACTGCTGAGATATTACCTATGCCAGTAATGTTTGCATATGTAACATTAGATATGTTACCACCTTCACCTGCAAGTGATGTTGCTGTTAAAAGATTAGTATCTGTATCATAAATGAAACCTGCATCACCTGCAAATGCTCCTGCACTATTAAACTGAACTTGCATGTTGGATCCACCAGGGGTACCATTACCGCCTCCGCCTCCACCTGTTTGTGCTGTCCAACTTAATCCACCTGCTCCGTCTGTTTGTAAAACATATCCGTTTACACCACCTTGTATAGAAACAGTCTGTGCATCTCCTAATAGTGTTTCACCTAATACTGTAGCATTACGTGTTATAATTCTGCTAGTTGCAGTATCAAATACTAAATTTGCACTTGCTCCAAATACACCATTGTTATTAAATTGTATTTCAGTGTTTGCTCCGGCTGGATCACTTGAAAACGCCGCACCATTTGCATAGTAGTAATTGTTTGCATAGATTTTATTAGATGTAACATTACCTGCTGGATAGTTATGATTTGTAACTATATTTCCGTTAGCGGCTACTATATCAATAGGGGGTAACCCTGCTGAATATCCTGTTAATGAATTAAATTTATCTGCGGCCATGTGTTGATTCCATTATTATATCTTGTATTTATGCTGATATAATAAAAATTACCTTATAAAAAAGAACCCTACAGCACTTTTTTAATAAATAAAATTATGCTTACAAGACAACCAGTTAGACCAAAATGCACTAGTTGCAACATTTCTTTTGCTAAACCTAATGGAGTCAGTAAACATGGCTTTCAAAAATGGCACAAATATTGTGTAGATTGTGCTAAAGCAATCTATAATAAAAAGATACCAAAGAAGAATACAATGTGTATTGAGTGTGGATTTGTACCTGAAGACATGATTCAGTTAGATATTGCATATAGAGATTTTAATCCTATGAATAAAACAAAAGAAAATATATTGACAGTTTGTGCAAACTGTAGTAGACTAAGAAAAAAGAAAATAAGAGAAAGTCAAAAACTGATGGATACCCCAGTAGATTCTACTATACGTATTTAATTTCTTCTATTTTATTGTACCAATCATTGTAATAGATAGATAATTTTTCTCTATCATACCCTCTGATTCCTAATAGATCATACATTTCTTTAACTGCATCTAACGTTTCAGTTTCTGATTCATACTTTCGTACATCAAATTCATAAACAACGTTAGGCAATGCTCTCATTTCTGCTAAGTTTTCTTCATAGTCAACTAGTCTATCATAGAAGACACTAATTTGAGGGTCATTCTTTGCTCGTTTTTCTACATAATCATGTGGATGTGTAAACAAAATAATATTTGCATTCTTCCAAATCTTTTTAATTTCAATGACTTCAGGATTAAAATGTGATGCTATAAAGAATTTATAATCACTGTTCGATACATCTTTAACATAATCAAAATAAGTGATGCCTCTCCATGGATCAAGGTATTCTTTTTTATCAAAACCAAAAAAGAAATTGTCAGATATATTAAGATCAGTCCAAAAGATTCCTTTTTCTATTTCAGATATTTGACCTAACAAATAATTTAATTTGTCATCTGGAGAGAATTCTCCTCTAAGTTGTGCTTCAGTCATTTCCCTATGACCGAATAAGCCGTGATCAGATAGACTTAGACAATTAGCCATAAACTTACCACCTGAATAATTGTGGTACCAAATTATAGTTAAGTTGTCTGTTTCTAAATTACAATCTTCTGGACGACATCTAGCCATTTAGAGTTCTTCGCCTTCTTCTCCTCTACCATCATCGTGTCCATTGAGTTGAGTCAGTTGATCTTGTAGTTCTTTATAAGAATCTGCTTCTTGTTGACTAACAACAGGTGGTTTATCGATAGGTTCGATTGTAGGATCGACTTCACCTGGGTTTTCAATTGTGCCTACTTCCCCTACGATTTCTTCTGCTGAAATATTCAATGCTACTGTAGTCGATGCTTCTTTCTTTTCATAATCTACTGTATCATTAAAGTCTTCCCAATACATAGGGTCTAAGTTTTTTGCAGTGTATTTGTCATATGAGTCGTGCCAACGTTTGTTCAAGTAACCTACTGATGCGTAGTATCCTTTACCTAGGCTTTCAGCATAGTCATAATCTGTCTCTAACTCTTCTCCGTCGTAGTATGCAGAGTCAACAAATTCTCCCATGTTAGTTTCAACAATTCCATATGTGAATTTATATTTGTCAAAAGGTTCGCCATCTGTTTCTACAAACCAACAACCGAAGTTACCTTTTTCTCCACTATGAAAGTTAATTACAGGTACATAATCATCATCGTCTTTAATGTCTTCATCATCAGGCATTTCATCTTGTGAATATGCTTCTCTACTATATAGACAACCTACTGGCTCAAAGTCAGTCTCAGATTCAGAGTAATCAAACTTACTTTCTTCGTTAGTTACTTCTGTTACAACGAACCCGCTATCAGCATATGCAGAATTTATATGTTCGATATCATCACACTCCCACATGTAATAATCTTTCTTAGGTAATATACCCTCAAAGTCCATATCATCTGTGCTTGTAAGGTGTTCTATTAATTCACCTTCTCCTTCATTGATAAACTGTTCTACAAATTCTTTATCGACTTCTCCGATAACCATTTCTCCGCCGTATCTACCGGCTTCAATTCTAAAAATTCTTTTTGCCATATATATTCTCCATACTGATATACTATTATACGACCTTAGGGAAGTATTGTCAAGTATTTAATACGATTTTGGGTAGCCACAAAAAAAGGAAGAGCCTAAAAGACTCTTCCTAAAACTTATTTTAATAAGTTGATTATCAGATAATCGGCTTATTGGAAAGTTAAGTTTGCAACTGCGATTTCACCAACATAGTCAGCCGCGTTACCGAATGATGATGCAGTGTTAGTTAACTCTACATATCCGTAACGTGTCATAAATGAAACGACTGGTTCGAATGTTGCTGGATCTAGTACAACTCCACTGCTCATTAATGGAATATATGGGCAATAGAAAGCCGCCGCATCAGTTTCAGATGATCCTTTATATCCAACTAATACTGCTTGAGTATCAGGAGCATATGAATCAACGAAAACACGCATAGCGCCGTTCAACGTACCAACAAATTTAGTGTTAGTAGGTGCTTCAAAAGTACCTTCAGTTGTACGTGCAAATGCTGATGTAGTAGCAGATTGTAACACAGTTAAGGCCGCAGAACTCACAACAGCCCAGTTACCTGCGCCTCTACGTGTTCTTTGTGCGATTAAGTTTGCAACTCTGTTGATTAATACAGCAAGTGCCGCATGTTCATCACCAACATAAGTAGCAGTACCTGATACCGCTGCCTGGTTATATGTGAATTCAGTTGCCGCTAACGTTCTAAGAGATAGTAAAATCTCCTGATCGATTTCAGCAGTGATTTCTTGTGCTAAAGCAGCCATTATCTCTGCTTCAACATCGATGCCGTGCTGAGACTGTGCGTCCTGAGCGGCTTCGAATGTCCAACGTGCTTGTAACTTACGTGACTTGGCTTCAACTGCCTGTCTTAAGATTTGCACACTGATTTGTTTACCACCGTTACCTTCTAAAGTTGCTGTATCAGCACCAGTATATGAAGCGGCTGTCGCAGTTCCACTAGCAGTACGTGAGTATGCTTGTGCAATTTTGAATGGTGATAATGCTTCTTCACCAGCAGTTACAGATGTAGCGGCTGCTGAATTGTCAGTCAATGACTGAGCATAACGTACACGTAAAGTGTGAATCTGTCCAACAGGACCAGTCATTGGCTGTACGCCGACTAGTTCGTTAGCAATAACAGTAGGCATAACCCTTCTGATTACTGGTAAGATTACACGGTTAAGTGTTGCTATATTTCCTGCAGAGGTACTACCAGCGGTAGCATTCTCATTTAAGAGACCTTTGCGAGTGTTTTCAAGGACTACACCCATTGTTGATCGGCGAGTGCCTTTTAAGCCTTCAAGTAGGGCGTCTTTTGTTTCGTCCCAACGGCTTTCTAAGAGTACTTGTGACATGGTTATTTTCTCCTAATATTCTATGTCTAGTTTAAATTAAAGCCCTGCCAGGCGCTTAAGATCGATTACGTTATCACTAACGTCATCTTCCCTAACTTGTTCTTTCTTGGCAGATTTATTACCTGTTTGTGCAGTCGAAACAGATTCAGTTAAAGATTTCTTTTCAGTCTTCTTTTCACTTCCTTCGTTCAATACTGCTGGTAAATACTTATCAAATGCGTTCTTCAGTTTTGGCGTCTGAACACTTTCTAATAAAGATCGCATTACTTGAGCCTTCTCTTTGTTTAAAGATGACACTAAATTGTCTAAAGTCTTTTCACGTTGAGTAGATTCTTTGATAATGTTAACTTCACGTTCTTTTGATTCAATAATCTTTGTTGCTTTCGCAAGTCTGACTTTTGATTCGGCTAGTTCTTGTTCTTTGTCATTCAATACAGAAACGATCTTACGTGTTTCAGCCTTATCATTTAGATAAGTTGTGCTGAATTCACCTGCGAATGTTTCAAATATCTTACGACCGAAGTTATTCTCCCTAGCAATTTGAATATCTTCTTTAAGTGTTGATAATTCACCTTTAAGATGAGATGCAACAGATTTGCTCAATCTAGCGGCACTTTCAGAGATAAATTTCTCTTTCAGTTTTTCTAGTTGTGTGCGTCCTTCTGCTACTAACTTAACTCGTTGTTCTACCACTGCTTGTCTATCCTGAGCAAATTCTTTGATCTCTCTAGCCAATGCATGAGTGATAAACTTTTGAAGTTTATCTTGGTTTTCCAACTGAATCTTGCGGTCACCGCGTAGTTCTTTAATTTCTTCTGCTAACTTAGTTACCATAAAGTTATTAAATTTCTTCGCACTTTCTTTAAGTTTCATTTTCGCTTTTACACGATCTTCGTTAATTGCAGTTTTCTCCTCGTGAAATTCTTTAATTTCTTCACTTAGAGAATCTGTAATCATCTTATCAAGGGCTTCAACCATCACACTTCTGTCATGCTCGTATCGTTGTGCGAATTCATTTCTGAGTTCACCACGAACTTGATCTTTAGCCTCGTTTAACTTAGTGCTCCAAGTGCTTTCTAGTTCACTTGCAACGTCTTCATTAATAAGACCTGAATCAATTAATGGTTTGATAGCATCTAACATGCTGATTTCCCCTCTATTTTAGTCGATTTTTAAGTCTTTGATTAAACGAATTACTTCGTCTTTCAAAAACCGTTCTACTTGTTTATTGCCTCTTGCTTCTCTTGCTACTTCTAAAACTTTATGTCCGTGCTTCATATTCATGAGGCCCTCGTATATTGCTTTAGGGTATGCATTAGGAGCACTTGGTTGGGCAACAATGTCTACAGTGATTATTTCAAAATCACTGACCCGGCCATCTAAATCGTTAACGTTTCCGCTACCTCTACTAGATACTCCGAGTTTTACCCCTGACTCTAACATGGTCTGAACTAACTTACCCATTGGAGTCGGTAAAATCTTTAATTTGCCGTAGCCATTTGGTCCGTCCATCCACATATTTGAGATCATGTGTGATACACGATCTAAATTGATTTTTAAATCATCTGGATGGTCTACTTCCCCTAGAACTGAATTGCCTTCTTTGATTTGTGCATTCAGTGTGTCTACAGCAGTTTCGATCTCAGAGACAGGGTAAACACGTTCATTTGCGTTTTTTACCCCTCCCTGGATGAAGATACCCTTCATATAAAGAGTCTTCAGATCGGAATCACCTTCTTTAACTGATTCGACAACCATTTCTGAGTTGTCAAACGTTAAGTGTTCTTTAAGATACAAAGCCATTTGTATCAGTTCCTTAATCTATTACTGATTTAGTATTAGTACCTTCAGCCTGCGATGTCACGGGCTTGGGTGCTGGACTAAGTTTTGGTCCCTTGTTGTTTCCAGGAACGTTTTGGAATGAAGAAGCGCCATCTACGTCTTTAGCAGTCGGAGCTGGGCGTCCTTTTTCATCACTACCTTTGTCAAAATCAACTGGGTGTGAGTCCATTCCTTTTTGACCTGAGTTTGCGTCTACTGGTGACTTAGTATTTGAACCGTTGTCTCCCATTTTTGCTGTAACTTTAGGAAGATTAATTGCTTCAGCAACTACTTCTTCATCGTCTACAGAAACGTCTACGTCTACTTCTTGGTCATCAATTTCGTCTTCGATGTCATGCAAGTCTGCATCCATCTCATCATCACGGCCTTTTAATTCGTCTTCGTCTGCCATGATTGCTTCAAACTCGTCTAATAATGTGTCAAGTTTGTCTTCGATTCTTACAACTGCATCTTCTACTTCTTCAGATGAGTTTGCTTCGATATCAAGTGTTGCATCTACATCGTCATCGCCTTCAATGTCAAAGACTTCTTCAGAATCTATATCGATTTCTTCTTCGTCTTCAGCAATGCCTGATTCTTCTGCTTGAATCTCATCAGCAAGATCACCTACTTGACCGCCCATGCCTTCTTCAAGGTCATCAGAGTCTTTCATTTCATCTTCCATGATTGATTCATAGATTTCTTTTGATTTCGCAACTACGATATCGTGGAACAGTTCTTTCGCCTGTTCTTCGTCTTCATTAATAATGAGGTCGATTAATTGTTCAAATTTCTTGTTTTCCATTGTCATCTTCTCCTGATATAATAAGTATGGCTTTGTAGAGATATTTAGTGTGTAGTATAAAAAAGTACTATTTAAGTGCTACTTTTTTGCGTTTTTTGATATTTTGAGGTAAAAACGTGTATTTTCAGTGATTTTACTGAAATATTGAGAGAGTTAGATACCAGGTGCGCCGTCTGCTTCTGGCTTGGCTCCGTACTGATTTCTAACTTTAGTTAGATGTTTTGCTTTTTCATAATTTCTTACATCTAACATCTTACGTAATTTTCTGATCTGACTTAATGTGAGTTTTGTTTTCCTAGATGTTCTCCATATAGGTTTGGAGTTGTCGTCTCCAACTTCTTGGTATCCTGGTACTGCCGCATCAAACATTTCAAATAATTTCATAAGAGTATTTATCTTTTGTTAAGATACAGGGCCAACTTCCCCTGCACCATCTACTGATCCGGTTGCCGTTGATGCCTGACCACCTACTGGGCCTGCAACATCTAAGTCACCTAAGTCATCTAAGTTTTCTTGGTCTTCGATTTCATCGTTAGTATCAATGTCTGCATCAAAGTCTCCTGTAGATACTCCGATGTTTCTAAGATCAGAACCTTCTGGATCTGCGTCTTGGGCTTCAGTATTTTCTTCGCCCCAAAGTTTTTCGTTTTGATTGATTTCTTCTTCAGTTAATCCTAAGAATCTTTCTAATGCAAAACGTTTAGAGATATAAGGGAATGCTTCCATACCCTGAAATGTGCTGACTCTTGCTGTGTCTAATTCACTCTGACGATATGCGGCAAAGTTTTGTGGGGGATTAAAAGTGATATCAAACATTTGAGTATCAATGTTAAAGCCTCTCCAACGCAAGAATAATTTGAATTCTTCATCTAGTTTCTGACAAACGTAGTTCTGTAGTCTTTCACAGTACTGATTGAATCTGAATTCTTGTATCATAGCAGTACCAACACGTCCGTCATTCAGTGGTGTTGTGTTGTCATCAGGACCTGTGGGTAAGTATGAACTAGGTACACGTAGTCCTCTTGCTAGTCTGTTATTAAAGTATTTAAGATCGTCAATCTCACCTAAGTTCTGTCCACCTGGGAGAACTTCGATAGATGATCCTCTACCTTCTGCTGTAACTGGGAAGAAGTAATCTTCATTCATTGACAATGGATTGTATGTAGCATCAACTACAGACTGTCCACCATGAATACTTGGAATACGTCTTTGATGTATCTCGTTTTTAATTCTGTCTACGAATGCCATTGCTAAGTGACTAGGCATGTTACCAACGTCAATCTTAAACATTCTACGTTCTGGCGCACGTTGTACACGATAGATTAAGATAGCATCTTCTAATAGTTCTTTCTGTTTATATACTTTAAAGATGTTCTCTAAGATTGATTGTCCGAAAGGCCAGAAACGATCTAAGCCTTCTGTTAATGATAAGTGAACAACATGATTAGAATCGATTGCTGATTCTGCTTGTCCTAATGTAAATCTACTACCTGATGTGTTGTATGGCATAGACGGGACAGTATATCCGCCTCCACCTGCTCCACCACCGCCACCGGTACCACCTAATCCTGTTGTTGGGTTAGCGGCAAAATCTGTGTTTGTTTTTTGTGCAACTGTTAAGTTCTGTAAGTTAATGTTTAAGTCTTTAATAACATACTGCTCAGGAAGTTTACCTTCACTCTCATTAACAATAACTTTAATGACTTTAACCATGTCAACCCAGTAGAGTTTGAAGTTCTCTGGATCTCTTACAAAGACTTGATCTCCGTACTTGATGACGTTTCTAAACATCTTAAACATACGAGTATCAAATTCATTTAACTTACACCATTGTTGTAACTGTTTAGATAACAAGTCCATCTCATGAGGAGTAGGATCATCTCTAAACTCAAAGTTAAACGGTGTTTTATTGTGATCGTTCTTTTGTGTACTGAATTCTGCAATGATATCTAAACATGCATTAATCTCAGCATCGACATCCATCATCTCGTATTGATTGTATCTTTCTATTCTGTTAGGATGTCCTGTGTAAACTTCAGGAAGTCTACTCATGTAATTTTTGTAACCGAAGTCAGTGTTTGAGTAACCTGCTTCCGAAGCACCTACACCATTCCAAGATCCAGAGTTACTGTTGCCCCCTGATATAGGACTTGATACTCCGCTCTTGTTTAGAAATTTCTTTTTATATGACATATGATTATAGGTTCTCTTATACTATGTATTTAGTTAAACTGCGGCCCGTGTAACAATTTTATTTAATTCCTCAACTTGCTCAGACCCCTGTGCTAGACCTCTTTCCAACAGTTCATTTTGCTTTCTTGTCTCGGCTAACTGCTGTTTTGCAATATCCGTTTGCTCATTATATTCTGTTACACCTTGTGTTTCACCATCAACAGTTTGGGCAAACTCAGATGTGCTAAGTTTCTCTTCTGGGTCATCGCCTTTAATTTTTTCACCAGCTCCTTTAGCAATTGCTAAGATTTCTTCGTCTTTTTCTCCTTGGAGTTCAGTAACAGAATTCATTATTCCATCTATGCTCTGATAAGCCAATACTAGTGGAGAATTGTTGAATGCGTTGAGAAGATCAGAGCCGAGTTTACCCCACCCATCCGCTTCCTCTTGTATCTTCTCTCCTACTTGAACTAAGTCTTGTTGATCTTCTGGAAGTGCATCTATGTCTTCTTGTGTATACGTAGCCTCAGTACCAGCCATTACAGGACTGCCAGCACCTTTAATCGTATCAATTGGGTTTCTGAGGAAGCCTATTAACGACTTATTAGCATCTGCAAACCTTTCAGTAAAAGATTTAGATTGATCATCATCTTTTAATTCGTCAGATATATCTGCGTTATCTGCAACGACGGCGTCGTCTTCCCCGGCAAGTGTAACAATACCGTCTGGACCTACTGAACCTTGATCACCCTCGGCATTATCTGTTCCAATAACGTTTTTATCGTCTGCAATGTCTGGTTGCTCGCCATCTCTTACTTTCTCAAAGTGAGCATAAAGTTCTGCTTGAGTCATTGTAGCAAAACTTTTTTCTTCTGTTTCTTCTTCAGGAGATGTATTTTCTTCAACACCTTCAAGTAACTTGAGTTGTTCCTCAATTGTTGCTCTATCAGCATCTCTCAAGTCATTATCATCTAAGATAGCGGCAAGCATGCCTTTTAATTGTTCTTTTTGTTCATCAGTGCCGTCTTTTAACTCTCCGAGTTTTTGCCAATTGATTTCACTAGCACCTATTAGGTCTTTATCATAAAGTTCAGCATCTTGTGCTAATCTTAAGTTTTCAGAATTTAATTTCCTTGTTTCTTCTAATTCTTTTTCTGCAAGATCAATTGCCTTTTGTGCCTGATCATATTGTTTTTGCCATGCTTCTCTTTCTTCGGTTGACATTAAAGCAATTTCTTTTTCAGATGCTTCATGGGCTTTCAATTCTTCAGGAGATAGTACTTCACCAAGTGTTGATCCTAATTCTGATCCCATCCAAGCACCTAAACCTGCACCGATCAGTCCTCCGATTGCTGTTCCGATAATAGGCACAGCAGAGCCTATTGCGGCTCCCATGGCTGCTCCTGCAAGGGCTCCACCTGCTCCACCTGCTCCTTGACCTACGGCTTTTCTATTTGCACCTTTTCTCTCAATGTCTGCTTCATCTTTTGCTCTTTGATATTGAGAAGAATTTTTATCCATGCCTTGTGTTTTCTCAAAGAAGTTTCTATCAATATCATTCATAGCACCATGACGTTCATATGCGGCCGAACCGACTGCTACTGCGCCAGCAACTAAGCCGCCACCTACTTTTGCCATTGGTGCAAGTTTAGATCCTATTTTAGACATCGTGCCGACAGGAGCTTTTGCAAATCGGCCTGTTTTAGGATCTCTATATTGCCCTTTACCGCCTTTGCCTCCCATTCCAAACAATTTGCCTAACGTCCCTGCGCCACCCATCATTGCCATTCTACCTAATGCTACTGAAGCGGCAATTGCGGCCGCTGTTAAGGCGCCCATAGCCAATATTTGAGCATTCAGTGAAGTATTAAAGATGTTAATACTGTCTAAGAATTCGTCTGCTCCTGTTCTTACATTACGTTCAAATACTTGTAATCCGGCTGCCGTATCTTTTTGAGCATCTGCTCCTTCTTCTGTTGAGCCTAATATTTTTTTATTAGCATCTGCAACTTGTCCGGCTCTATCTTCTTCTATGACTAGCATTGCTTGTAATGCTTCTCTGGATACACCAACTGATGCTAAGAAGGCTTCTGCTTCTGTTCCCATATATTGAGCCGCACCACCAAATGTTTCTATTTGACCTATTACACCGTCTCTAAATTGTTGTTCTATGCTGTCCATAAGAGCATCATATTCAGGAGTATCTACTTTTACATTTTCAAATTGCTTTTTAAGTTCTCCTGCTTGGAAGCCCATCATTGATAATGCTTTAGTACTTTCGTCAAATGCACCTGTTCTTAGAACACGTTGCAATTGTGTATTAAATTGAGGACCTAATGTAGCACTGAATCGGTTCATAGCCGCGGCACGTGTGTCTTCTTCGTCTTGTAACTGTTTATGTCTTGCTGTTAATTCTGCTTTTCTTGCAGAGTTTGTTTCTTGGTCTATTTGTTCACGTAAATCATTTAATTCTTGCTGTCGAGCAACATTAGAAATTTGATTTTGCATTTCCATAGCAACAACTTGTTGCTCCTGTTTCATTTGCTCTGCTTGTTTACCTGTTAATTCAGATAGTGTGACTAGACTTTTAGCATAGTCCATTGTCAGTTTACGCATTTTAATTTCGTCTACGTCTTTTGACTTTAATATGATACCTGATTGTCTTTGAAGATTGACATAGAAGCCCATTTGTTCTTGTGCTTCTTCAAGTGTATACCCATATCTACGCATATCTGCTTCTTGGGAATCTACCATCTTAAACATTTCTAGTAATGCTTTTGTACCTTGTGTAGTACCAGTACCGAATGTTGCGAGTCCTTCACCTACACTTTGCACTATAGGAGTTAGTTTTTCTAAATCAGTTGCGGCATAGCCTGCGTCTCTTGCTAAATCTGTAAGTTCTTCAGAAGTAGTGCCTGCAATAACACCCATTCTGTTCATGTCTTTTACAAACTGATTTTGCATGTCAGTTTGAGCCATCATTACAGCGGCTAGTTTAGTAAAGAGATCAATTGCAATACCAATGCCTTTTGCAAGAGGACCCATAGTAGATGTTAATTCAGCAGTAGAGTCTCCTAATCCTGATAATGCAGATCCGTATTTAGAAAATCCTTCTTTACCTGATAATATCTGTGCTGAGAAATCTGTAACAGCAGATGATGCTAATTTGAAAGACCTTTCTAATGCTTCAGCGGCTATTTTTACGTCCTGATCTGCTTCATTAACGGCTTTTTTTAATTCTGTTTCTTGGCTGACTTGATTACTTAAGTCTGCCATTCCTTTACTTAGTTTCTTTGAACTATCAATTTGCTGATCGGCTAACTTCTCTAATTGTGCGGCTAATGAGTTTAAGGCATTAGTAGTTGAGCCCATAGAGGCATTCATGGATCTTAAATTTTCTTCAAATTCCCTCAACTGTTCCGGATCAAAATCGTCCATATACTCTTTTACCTAAAGTTTTAATTTAGCATGGTTTTGGTATACTAAATATATTCACTAGTATTTAGTATTTTAAAAATACCGTATTTAATTATGGGGAACATATATGAGCATGAATGAAAATAATCCGCTACGTCAATTTTTTCGTAGACCAGCAGTACACATCAGTCTGCCCTCAGGCGGAGAGTCGTACGGGCCAGAAGACATTGAATGGCCTGATGAAGGCAAAGAACTACCAGTATATCCAATGACAGCAATTGATGAGATCACTACAAAGACTCCAGATGCATTGTTTAATGGAAGTGCTATTACTGAAATCATTAAGAGTTGTATTCCTGCAATTAAAAATCCTTGGGCATTATTAAGCACTGACTTAGATACTGTGTTGATTTCAATCAAAGCCGCAGGTGGACAAGAAACTATCGATGTTGAATCTAAATGTGAGAAATGCGGAGAAGAAGGAACATATGGTATTAATCTACAAGTTCTATTACAATCATTAAAAGCCGGTGACTTTCATATACCGATGAAGTTAAATGGATTAGAAATTTATTTTGCTCCACTAAATTATAAAGAAATGAATAATTCTGCACTTGCTCAATTTGATATCCAAGCAAAATACAAAGACTTAACTAAAATCATTGATGATAAAGAACGTATGGATCAAGGTCAACAAGCATTGATCGATATCACTGAGTTAACTATGGTAGTACTATCTAATGCTATTACAAAAATTGTAACTCCTGAAGGAGAAGTAACAGAGAATGAACACATACTTGATTTCTTAAAACATGCAGATACCAAAACATATGAAGCAATCAGAGACTTTAACTCTGATCTTAGAGAAAATTCAACTATCAAACCTCTTACTATCGTATGCACAGCAGGCGCAGATGATCCTGAAAAAGAAGAATGTGGACATGAGTACAAGCAACCATTTACATTGAACGCATCGGATTTTTTCGCCTAAGACTCCTTACACTCGACCCTGAGGGGATAAGAGAGTTGATATCAGATTACGAAAAATACACGCAGGGAATCAAGTCAAACGCAATGACTTTATCCTGGTATATGCGTGGAGGTGCCACGTATGAAGATGTCCTTAACATGTCACAATCAGAAAGAAAAGCCATAAACGATATGATAGAAGATCACTTAGAAACTACTAAGAAAACTCAACTGCCATTCTTCTAAACACTAGAACATTCTTAAGGGTCTTCAAAGAAGACCCAATTACTCATTCACTTCGTTCATTCGTAATTTCTTTTTTAAAAGGATTAATTAAAAATTCTAAATGGTTATTGTTTAAGTCTTATTACCTTTTAGAAGCCATGGTAGTGCTATCAAACACTACCACGGTTCAGGTCATTACCCCCTGTCATCCATGTTGATTATCCCCAATCGATTACGTTACTATAATCAATTGCTACCGGTTGCCCTGTAAAGTTTGCTGGGTTGTAGTTGAGCCAATTACACTAATAAGTGTAACCTCTCAGCAACGCATGTTCTATATCATCAAATCAAAATAGATATAGACTCATTCAAGGTTCGCTACCATAACGATTGCCTTGTCGGTTTATATGTCTGTAAGACACTACTCCAGTTCTGTTGCCCATCACTACAATGGGTTCCTCAAGGAGAGTCGAGTATAAATTACGACTATACTATATGTTAAAAGTCTAGTTTAGTTGTGGTTGTCTGTAGTTTTAGTTGTGACTTGGTGTCATCGGTGGGTTCTGAGTTGGTCTCTGTGTCGCCTGCGTATGCTTTAAATATATCTTTATTGAATTTGAAAAAGTGATCCCATCCAAACATTACCCAGTCACCATGATTATCTGATGTGTAATAAATGAATTGATCACTTACGAATGTGTACTTACTCGGTACACATACAAAACGTCCTTTACGATTAAACTTCATAAAGAGAACGTCAAAATCCCCTTCATCATGCACGTCCATTAACTGGTCGAGCCATTCTTCTAGTTGTCTGCATGAACCAGATAGAAGTTGATGAAAAGGGAAATCTGCGTAGAACTTACATTCTACATTTAATTTATGAAAACTTTGTCCAGGAACAATGTCCCCTTTGAAACTTCTGATTTGTCCTTCATGTAAAATCTCTGTACGATTTTGATTCTTGCCACCTACATAAGCACCAGAGCCAGGAGCACGTATAAAACTTTCTTCATATGTTTCTGAAAGAAACTTTGCAGTTTCTCTTTCAAATCCTGATCCTTTATTCTTTGACGGTGATGGCATTATTAGTAGTTATCTCCTTACCACTCGGTGGCATAATTTTTATCTACCCGATGATGGGCACACTTTGTCTGGCACTCGTAAGAGTCATGTATGAAGTCGGCTTCCCAGAATTTATCTTTTACAATTTTGGGTAATCTCAATTCATGGAGATTATATTTCTTGCCAATTTCGTTCCATTTGTTGTTGTGTCCATATCTTGTTGCGACCCAACAACAGGGGTAAAATTCTCCCCTAGCATTAATGTAACTACCTTTATTGCCTATGTGACATAGAGGTCGTTCATTTCCTACTAACTTAGATTCATCATATAACTTAATGTTTGTCTTCATCCAAGGTTCTTTAATTGTTTTGTCTGTAAAAGTAAACACTTCTCTTTCAAATCTATGACTAGATGATAACAGATCGTCACGTGGTTGTAAAGCATCTTCTTTCCCATAAGAGTCTTCGTATATCTTACCGAACTTAGTGCTTCTTGTTAACTGAAATGCATCAAAGCCTAACTCTCTTGCATAGTTTTGCATGTCACCTATCTTATCTTCATTAAATTTAAAGCCTATTGCGTCCCATACGGTGTAACAACTAGACTTATCATTGATGATAGAGACGCCTGTGATGATGCTAGACCAATTAGAATTGATTCTATACAGATTATTACTCTCATGGTCCCAGCCGTCGATACTGAAGTGAATTTGATCTTGTTCATCTAATAGTTCTGCTAGTCTTGTCCACCAGTCTTCGTTTTTATATGATCCGTTAGTGACAATAACGATTGCTATACTAGGCTTTATAGATTTGAAATACTGGATGACTTCAATGAAGTCATGTGCATAGATAGGATCGCCATCGTCACCGCAGAATGTGAGTTTCTCTACATGTTCTAATATAAAGAACGCAGGAAAATTTTGTTTAAAGAAATCTAGTTTAAGTTCAGTACTGACTAATGTGTCAGGTACTTCTTGTCTTGGACATCGAGGACATTTTAGTGTACACTTACTGCTGATCTCAATGTGCCAGTGCCATAAGGCTAAACTCACAACTCCTCCAACTCCCTTGTCGAGTTGTATGTTGTAAATCCGTTCTCTTTAATAACTTGTAATACACTAGCAACTCTACCTGCTAATTCTTCTCTGTGTGATACTAACCAAACAGACTTGTTACGTCTACGTGTCATATCTTTAAGAATAGCCATTGCATTTTCAACACCGATTGTGTCAAGTCCTGAGTCAATCAACTCGTCAATAAACAATGTATTGATTGGGAAGTATAAGTTTTCCCAGACATCTCTGAATGCAAACGATAGTCCTAAGATTAATCTGTTACGTTCTCCCCTAGATAAGTTATCAAAGTCTAGTTCTCTACCCAACTCTGTAATTTCTACAGTTAAATCATTTTGGAAGACAACTTGATGAGGGAGACCCATCTTGTCTAAGTAATTTGTTAAACGTGAGTTTAGATAAGACAAGTTTTGATCAATAATCTTTTTACGCACAAATGAATCTTTGCTTGTAAGAAGGTCTAATAAGAACTTCTGATGGTCACCTAAACGTGACAACTCGTTTATTTTGTCAAAATTGGCTTCTTGTAATGCACTTTCTTCCATTTCAAGTATTTGATCTGTATAAGGATTTTCGTCAGACTCTTTACGAGACACTTGCCCCTTAAGGTCTTTGATCTTGTTTTTGTGTTCAATCGCCTCTGTTTCTGATTGATAAAACAAATTAGGACGTTCCCCTATTTCAAACAATGAATTCTTTTCTTGCTCTAATTCTACTTGTACTTCTGCTAGTTCGGTTAAGTGATTAGTATGTTCTACTAAACTTTCTTCTTTGTCTGCTAACACTTGTGTATGTACGTCATCATGGAAGTCTTGCCCACAAGTGTGACATTTGTTCTGTTTTAATATCTCTAATTCTTTCTCAAACTTGCTAACAGCCTTTGCTTCTCGGTTAACATCATTATTAGTTCTAGTAATCAATTTGTCGATATCTGCATGATCCTTAACTAAAGCATTGTATACAATTAGTTGCTTGTGTCCAAGTAATTCGGCGTCAATATCTAATTCTTCTAGTCTTTTAATTTGATTTTTTAACGTGTTAATGTCTTCTGCTGTCTTGTTATCCCATAGTCTTGCTCTCTTTTTAAGACTATCTATTTGTTCTTCAATTCTTTTGTTTGCTTCTTCTATTGCTTGGACTTTGAATTCTTCTTGTTGAATTTCTTCTTTGTTATTCTTAATTGTTATCTTAATCTTTTCTGCTTTCTCTGATAACAACGTTATTCCAAGCAACTGTTCAATAATATCACGTTGCTGTCCTTGTGTCATGCTTAAGAAGGGCTGACTGTATGTATTAAGTACAACAATGTTTCTAAACATCACTGAAGACATGCCTATAATTTCTTCGATAACTTGTTGTGTTTCTTTATTCTCGCCCTGTGCTTCGTTATCTTCTTCTTCTGTTCCGTTAATAAAGAACTTCATGCCATTGGGCTTACGACCACGTTCAATACGATACTCAACACCATTAGCCTCAAAGTCTAATGTGACCATCATGCCTTTGCCGTTTGTTCTATTGATTAAATTGTTTTGTTTGATATTGTTAAGTGGGACACCATACAATGCATAACTGATTGCTTGTATAATAGTAGTCTTACCAGTACCATTTCTAGCACCGTCTCCACCTAAGTCTAAGTTATCACCTAAGATTAATGTAAGTTCTTCGTTTTGTAAGTCAATTGCTTGAGTAACTGATCCTACACTTAAGAAGTTTCTGAGAGTTACATGTTTTAAATTGATCATATAGACTGATAAATCTCCAATAGTACACTTTTGTCATAGAAATCAGATTCTATGTTTTTAATTTGTTCAATAATAATTGAATCAACACTTTCAAATGATATCTCACCGGGTGCTAAGTCTTGTGCATGTTCATCAGACTTAACAGGTATCAATGACATTTCTCGTAATTGATATTCTGGTATCAATTGTTCTCTTATAAAGTTAGATTCTTCATAAGATATATCGATATCTAAATGTACTCTAACATGAGCATTCTTAATTAACAACCCTTCTGGGTTATCTAATACTTCACTTAATTTGTATACTCTATATACAGGTTGATTGGGCCATGAGTGAAATTCTGGCTCTTCGTCCCATTCTAATACCATCATGCCTCTAGCATCATCGCCTGCATCTGCGTAGTTGTGCGGGAATGCATTACCCATATACCAAATATTCTTTTTTGCTTGACGTTTGTGAAAGTGACCTGAGAATACTTTATCAAAGTGTCCTAAATGATCTGCATTTGTTTCACCGTGATCGGGCATTTCTATCATAGCATTCATATAGAAGTATGGCAACTCTAAATGAGCAAAAAGATATTTGCCTTTCTTCTTTTTAAGTAGTTTATAATCATCACCACACAACCATGGAGCAATAACACAGTTGCCTTCTTCGATAAAGTGATCGACAATGACTACATTCTTTAGATGTTTAGCCCATTCGACTGAATGAATATCACGTTTGTCTCTATAATAAAGATCGTGGTTGCCTGTAATGAAGTAGACTTTCTCAAACGCATCATTTAGTTTCTCTAATGCATTGAGTCCGAACTGTAAGGTGTGCATATTGATACTTGCTCTATGATGATTCCAATCACCTAAGAACAAACACGTTTCACATCCTTCTTCTTTTGATTTCTCAATGAACCAATCCACAAAATCACTACAATCTCGGTTATGTTGAATGCTATTGCTTTTCATACCGAAATGTATATCTGTGAATACAGCCGCTTTCTTAAAAAGATTACTCATAATTAGTTTTCCCAGTATTCAACATCTATTATACATGACAAAGGTAGGCAAAGCAAGACATTTGGATGCCTTGTTTGCCCGAAAGTATTATTCAGAGTATGCTTCTGTTTTCTTTTCGTAACCTAGACCGTTGTAGTCTTTCATTTGACGAGTGAATGAAGGATTTAACCCATTCATTTCTAAAATATCGTCTCTGATATTTTGGTTGCGTTTTTCAGAGTTGAGAACTCTACAGAAACTATTTGTGATTGCCGCAGTATAGTATGCGAACGGATTTGCTGATTTGGCTTCGTTAAATCTTAAGCCTACATAAGTTAATTGAAGTATAGCACTTTGTCTCATTTCATCATTGTATGTGTAGCCACGCCAGTTAAACTTCATAGCATACTTTTCACACAACATAATATACATACGTGCTAATTTATCTGTAATTGCACCGTCTGTTGCAGTAAACTTGCCTGTCTTTAATCCACCTTTCCAATGTGATTTGCCAACTAAAGGAGTAGACATTGTTTCAGCATCTAAACGATAGTGCTGAAAAGGAGGGAAGTTAACTTTTACATGAACTAAATCTTGTACTTCTTTCTTAGTCTTCTTATCCTCAATATCTGCAAATAAATCTTTGTTTGCACTTAGATCATCTTCAAAATCAATAATGTCAACCGCTTTCTTTTTCTTAACAACTTTTCTAGGTTGCTTTTGAGCAACAGGAATATGATCCCAAGTCATAACTCTAAACATTAGACCGTCAGTCTCAATAGTTGCTGGGTCAATTTTGTTCTTACCAGTCAACCCTTGCTCTGCTGAGAGTCTAGCGGCTTTGTTTTCTTTTGCTTGTTGAATCTGTTCAGGCTTAACTGCCCAGGCTAGACTCTTTTCTATACCACTTTGTCCTTCAGTAGCAAGATCAAGGTCAGTAATTAAATCAAACTGATGATAATCTTTCTTAGTGAAGTAGCAGTAAGATGTTTTGCTTTTATGGATCTCTTTAAGAATATCCTTATTGTTTAGGTAATTAGTTGTTTTTCGCGGTGCTGGCATTCATAATCCTCTATTTAAGTTAGTTCGACAAGTGTGGAGTCGATATATCTAGTATACAACAACTTTTAACCGAATGCAAGTGTATCGGGTAAAATTTGACGGTTTTTGTAATAGATAAATATATCATGTGAGATGACTATTTATACAAATAGATAAGTCTTGGGAAATATTTGGAGAAATATAAATGCCTGAAGTAAACAATAACGCAATCGAAGCGGGAGAAGGCGCCACTAACTCTGATCAGGTAGCAATTGGACAAGATTGGAGAGTACGTTTAGCATTAGCAGAAACTGCAAACTACCTTTATAAAGGAACGACACCTGGAATTCTTGCACCCTTAGCAGAAACTGACGGTGTAGTCTTTCCATATACACCTACAGTAAACACTAGTTATGTAGCAAACTATGATGGTGTACTTCCAACTCACTCTAACTATAAAATTCAACAATATATGAATAGTTCTGTTGAAGCAATCTCAGTCACTGCTGACTTCACAGCACAGGATACAAAAGAAGCAAACTATGTATTAGCATGTATACAATTTTTTAAGACAATGACTAAAATGTTTTATGGACAAGATGAAGACCCAACAAAAGGTACTCCTCCTCCATTAGGTTATTTTTATGGATTAGGCTCATTTCAATTAGATCAACACCCTGTTGCTGTAACTAGTTTTGCATATAACTTACCTAATAACGTAGATTATATTAGAGCAACAAGTACTGCGAGTGATAAGAGCGGTGATTTTTCATTAATAGGCGGACAGTTAAGACCAGGAGGAGAAAGACCTCCCCCATCTTTTGCATCAAAAGACAGTGAAATACCAATTACATACGTACCTACAAAGATTACAATGACAATCACATGTATTCCAGTTATTAGCAGAAATCAAATTAGTAATAACTTTAGTCTTAAAGATTATGCAACTGGCAAACTACTACGTGGTTCACAAAATGCAAACGTTCCGGGTATTTGGTAATGGCTACTAATAATATATATCCAAAAACAAGTCCGTACAGCAGAACAGGATTAATCGAAGGTCAATATTTAGATGTAATGGAGCCATACACAGCAATACCAAGAGATGCATCAGATGCCTCTTTTACGATTACACCTCAATATGAATTTAGACCTGACATGTTAGCACAAGACTTATACAACGACTCACGTTTATGGTGGGTGTTTGCATCACGCAACCCTAATCAATTAGGACCAGATCCTTACTTTAATTTTAAAACAGGTGTAAATATATTTGTTCCTAGAATGGACACTCTTAAACGTATCTTGGGTATCTAATGGCTGAAATTTTCAGATACACTGACATTGACGTTATAACATCGCCCGGTCCACCACCAGTAACTACTAACTTTAGAATACGATCAGAGTATTATGGATTTGATAGAGAGTGGCAAGGACAAAATGATGTCATAGTAACCGGAGTTGCAATTAATGGTAAACCCCCACCTGTAAATCAAATTCGCACTATAGATGATAAACTTATTCAAGCATCAAATATCCCAGAGC